ATCTACAGCGAGCTCGCCCGCATCACTGGCGGAGCTATCGCGAAATTCGACACCGGCGCCGCGCAGCGCTTAGCAGATTTGCTGAAGGCCGTCGCCGCCTTTGCTACCGGAGGAATCAAAGCCTTGGTCGATCAGAAGACCGAGGCGGCGCTGCTGTTGCTATCTCAGGTGCGGTCATGACGCGCATCCTGGGAAAGATCACCGAGCGCTACGCGATGGAGCTCATGCGCGATGGGCGCCGTCATCTCGCTCAGATGCATACCAGCTGCGGAATGAGGTGGTTTCTCGTTCCTGGCGGCGAGGTGACGGACAAGGTGGCCAAAGCCTTGCTCGCTCACCCGCACATTCAGCCGAGCAACGATGGGCTGTTTCCCGGCATCAGCCAGACTTTCAGATTCAGGAACAAGGCGCGGCGATAACCGCCGGGAAAGGGAGACACAGATGCAGATCATCTCGGCTGGTGAGCGGCTGCGCGAGGTCCGCGGTGCAAAAATTTTGCTCCAAGGACCAGTCGGCATTGGCAAGACATGGCAGGCACGTACTCTCAATCCCGAGCGGACTCTGCTCGCCGATTGTGAATGCGGCGATCTGTCAATTCTCGATCTGCCGGTGCCTACCATTCGGATCACCAATTGGCCGGATGCGCGCGATCTCGCGTGCCGTATTGGCGGGCCGAACAAATCATTTCCCCCGACGGCCTGCTATTCGCCAGCGCATTTCGAAGCAATCGGCGGCTACCTCGAAAATCTCGATCAGTATCAGAACATTTTCGTCGACAGTCTGACGCAAATTTCTCGTCTCTCATTTCGTTGGGCAGAGCAGCAACCAGAAAGTTACAGCGAGCGCACTGGCCGCAAGGATACCCGCGCGGCCTACGGCTTGCACGGGAGGGAAATGGTTCTCTGGCTCAATCAACTCCAGCACGCGCGCGCCAAGAATGTGATCTTTGTCGGGATCCTCGAACGTGTCGTTGACGAGCTCCGGCATGCGGAGTGGCAGCTCCAGGCCGAGGGCAGCAAGACTTCGCGCGAAATCCCAGGAATCATCGATGAAATCGTCAGCTATCAATTCTTAGATTTCGGCGACGGCAAACCGCCGACTCGCGGCTTCGTCTGCACCAATCCAAACCCGTGGGGCCTTCCCGCGAAGGATCGCAGCGGGCGTCTCGCTCAGATCGAAGAGCCGGATCTCGGCAAGCTTCTTACCAAGCTCACAGCCACAGTCAGATCAGAACAGGAGAAATCGTCATGACTGACACAACAACCTTTGACTTCAACACTGCCGGCGAGCAGCGCTCATTCGACGTTATTCCGGCAGGCACGATCTGCACCCTGCAGCTTACTATCCTCCGCGGCGGATGCGGTGACGATGGTTGGTTGCGGCGCTCCGCCGACGGCAATTCGGAAGGCCTCGACTGCGAATTCACCGTGACGGAGGGGAAGTATGCGAAGCGCAAGCTGTGGCAGCTGTTCACGCTGCGCGGCGCGGCACCGGGGCACGCCGAAGCTGGCGAGATCTCCCGCAACACGTTGCGGGCAATTCTCGAAAGCGCGCGCGGCATCAAACCGAGCGACACCAGCGAAGCCGCGCAGAACGCGCGCAAGGTGACGGGTTGGGCTGATTTTGATCAGCTACGTTTCGTTGCGCGCTTGGGCGTGCGCCCGCCGCAGAACAACTATCCGGCAAAGAACACGATCACGGAAGTGATCACGCCGGACCGTCAGAACTGGGCTAAGCCCGAGCAGATCTCTGCCAACGCGGCGAATGCCGCCGCACCCGCGGCGGCCGCGACGCCGCCGGCGAATGCGATCGCGCGGCCGCAATGGGCGGGGAAATAATGGGCGCGCTCAGCAAAAAGGAAGAGGCGTGGTGGCAGGCGAAGGCGACGGAAGCCGCCATCGCCGCCGCGCGCAAGATTGCGCTGAATTCCACCGGCCTGCCGTCGATGACGCCGGTCGACAGGCTCACGGATTTGCAATGGGGCTGGATCGTTACCGGCGCGATCTTTGGCTGGATCCAAACCCGCGTCGAGCAAGCCATCGAAGAAGGCCTGGATCAGGAAGAAGCCGTTCGTCTGACCGGTCTCAATCCGTCCCCCTGTGACGTTGCGGTGGTGCGATCGATCTTGCCGACACTCGCTGACCAGGCTGCGATCGATTGGTCACAGCCGCTCGAGACTTGGTCGAAAGACACCATGGTGAGTTTCTTGCTGCTGGCCTGGCAATTGATCACCGCTGCCGAGCTCGCGCGCGATCAGGGGGACGGCAAGATCCTGCGCAAGTCAGACGCACTCCAGGAGCTCAATAATCCGATCCCTTTCGTCCCGTGAGACTCGTCATGACGCTCGAGCCGTTGCCGCACGTGGATGCGATCAGATCGCTGCGCTGGATTTTGAAAACGGTGCTGCGCCAACACGGCATGCGCTGCGTGAATCTGCGTGAGGAAAAACCATGACCGCACCGCAAATTACCAACGAGCTCCTTGCCATCCTGCTGCGAGAAGAAGGCTGGCGGGTATGGAATGCCGACAACGAAAGGCCCGACGAGAGCGAACACGAAGACCAATACGACGTCGTGCTGTTCAAGGATTGGATTAATTGCCGGGACACTGGCGTGCAGAGCGCGGTGCGTCAGTTGTTGGAAGAGTACGGGGCGCGCATCTCATGAGTGCACTGGATTTCAATCGCTCGAATCTATCGGACCGGCCGATCAGTACGCTCATCAACGAGCTGATCGAGCGCGCCGAGCCGGCGAGCGAGAATTATCGGCAGTACCTTGGTGCCAGCAGCATCGGCAACGAATGCCTGCGTAAGGTGCAGTACGATTGGATGGTGGATCCGGTCTTCCCGGTGCGCACCAAGGATATTTTCGCCCGCGGGCATTTCTTTGAGGATATTACGCGCCAGCACTTGATCGCCGCCGGATTTAAGTTTGCGCCACCGGAGAAGCTGAGATTCGAAGCGGCCGATGGATTATTCCGCGGCCATGCTGATGGAATCCTCATCGCCGGACCACAATTACCGGCGCTGCGCTATCCGACTTTGTGGGAACATAAATGCCTCCGGAATAAAGGCTGGAAAGCGATCGAGCGCGACGGCCTCGTCGGGCTCTACGCATCCTATGCCGGGCAGGTCGCCATCTATCAGGCCTATCTCGATGTTACCAATCCCGCGCTGTTCACCGTCACCAACGCCGATGATTGCTCGAGGCTGAACTTCCTGGTGCCGTTCGATGCGCAGTTGGCACAAGCTACCAGCGATCGCGCCGTCGCCGTAATCAAGTCGACTAAGGCCGGCGAACTGCTCCCGCGCGTCACTGAAGATCGTGACGATTGGCGCTGCAAGATGTGTGGGCATCGCGAGCGGTGTTGGCGATGAGCGCACTCAACGAACCGGTCGCTAAACGCATTGCTAAACTGTTCCGGTTGCTCGCCTCGGATTTCGACGGCGAGGTGCTCAGCGCCGTGCGCCGAATGAGACAATTGCTTACCGTCGAAGGATTGAGCTTCAACGACATCGCCACGGTGATCGAGAACTGCAACGGCGAGATCGAGGAGAAGAAATATTCCGATTCCGACGCGGAGATAATTTTCACCAAAGGCGTCGAGAAAGGCCGCGCCGAAGAGGCGCGCATGCGCGAGGCGCCGCCGGAATTCTACGACATCGACGGCAGTCCGCGATGGTACGAGATCGCCGTGTATTGCCAGCAAAACAGCACGCAATTGCGCAATGAGTGGGAGCGCAATTTTGCTAACGACATACCCTGCAGGATCATCAGATTCGGCAAGCCGACGGAAAAGATGATCCCGCACCTGCTCGCAATTTTCGTGAAACTCGGCGGACACTATGACCCAAAAACCGCAAACGTTCGCCGCTGATCTCAGCAATTTGCCAAAGGCGCTGCAGAATCTCACCGAGCAAAAGCGCTGGGTGGTGTGGCCATGGGAACTGCGCAAACGGAAGAACGGCGGAGCGGCGTGGACGAAACCGCCGTATCAGTGCCGTAACCCAAAGACCGCGGCGAAATCCAATGATCCAAACACCTGGGGAACATATGACGCCGCTGTTGC